ATTTTTTTATTATCTGTTGCCACGTTCTATCCTCTACTTCTTAGGGCAGTGCTGACAGCACTTAGATGTATCTTCCTTTGGATAAGGTTTCTTATTAGGCAATGGCTTGACTACAGCTTTAACCTGATTGATTAACTTAGGTTGGTTTAGCCACCAGAACCAAGGGCTTGTGTCATTAGCTTTCTCTGGAACTATAGAAATATGCAGATGTTTGGAGTGCGAATTACTACCTGTATATTTTCTATTGCCTTGCTTAGCAAATTTCTTTGACCAAATCTTGCTATTGAAAATCAAATAACTAACTCGTTCGTCCTCTTTAAGTTTCTCAAAGATAACCGCGCAATCAATCCCATTGACTGGGTCATGGGTAAGGTCGACAGCTAGCCCAGTATTGTGGTCCGAATTCGGGCTCGCCTTTAGGTGAGCTGCACTTGGCAACAATCCGTCCGACAACTTCTTTCGCTTCGGCGACAATGCCGTCGCTTGGCGAAGCACAGCAATAGCAGCAGGCGTGGCTTTCTTGATTACAGGTTTCATTCATTTTACTTTCCAGCAAGAAGTGTGAATAATTCATCAACCCGACGCTCCAGGCGCTCGATTGCATCTCGCATCGAGCTGCCTGAATTCGGTTTAAGTTCAGTAAGGTAGTGCTTAACTAACCAGCGAACGGAGCCAACAAAACTGGCGACTATTGTGGTAACCGCTACAGCGATACCAGCCCATTCGTTGGCACTCATTACTCTGCTCTACCGAATGCGTCGTCAGATGAATCTAAAGCACGGAGCAAGACGGGCAGCACTGCCACGACTCCTGCTGTAAAGATTGCTTTGAGTCCTTCCGCGTTAAGCGAGAATACATCTCCACCAGCAACAGCAAAGGCAGCAAGGCAAGCGCCGAGAAAATGCCGAGCATAGCTTTTAAGGGCAGCAAAAGTTTTTTCATTCATTTATATCTCCTAGTTATTTATTTCTATTTTAATCCACTCTTTATTTGGCTCACTCCATATCCATCTAAAACCATCTTCAAATGCTGGTTTTGGAACTGGTGGTTGCCAGAGAAAAGTTTCATAATTTAATTTCCAAGATTCAAATGGTTGTGGTGGTATAAATGCATCAAATTCAGAGTCATATTTATATCCAATTCCAGCATAGTTTCCACGAAACGGAATTCCACCAGATGTGTGAACATTTCCTATAGTGTTGTAAGATGTTCTTACCCCACCATAGTACTGCTCCCAAGATTCGTAACCTTCTGGAAGTGCTTCATTTTCATCTTTACCGACAATAACCTGAGTTACTGTATTGTTGTTATCTAAAATTGCATAATGTGCCATTTGTATCTCCTAAACCAATGCAAGGGTAACGGTATCTGATGTTCCAGCAGCGGTAATTGTGTATGTCTTGAATCCGCCAGATGCACTACCGCCAGAATATGTGACACCACCAGAAAAGGTTGCAGTATGTGTATCTGGAATTTTTATGATTACAACGCCAGAACCACCATTACCTCCGTTAGTTGCAGCGCTGCCTCCTGCTCCAGCGCCACCTCCACCGCCACGGTTTGCGGTTCCAGCACTTCCTGCTGAGCCTTGATTTCCACCACTGCCACCGCCGTCATATGCTGCAGCAGCATTGGTAGAAGCGTATGAACCACCACCACCGCCACCTGCATATCCAACCGATGAACCACTAATGCTGTAAGACCTTCCAGTTCCACCACCGCCACCAGTAGTACCACCTGCCGAGTTATTTCCTGCACCACCAGCGCCACCTCCACCGCCACCAGAGTCGTTTGCAGAACCACCGCCAGCGTTTCCATACCCAGTTAATCCGCCAGAATTTCCTTGCGTTGCAGTTCCTGCAACACCACCAGAACCATAGGATTTTCCACCGCCAGAACCGCCATTACCTCCACCAACAGCGCCTCTGGTTCCACCTTTACCACCACCATTAGCAGTTCCTAAAAATACTGAATTTCCACCATCGGTAGAGGTAGCTGGATTTGCTCCTGAACCTCCTGCACCGATAGTTAATGTATTTGCAACTCCAATTTGTGTGGATATAGATGTTCCATAAAGAAGTCCTCCACCACCTCCGCCTCCAGAGCCTCCCCATCCAGCGTCTCCATTGGCTCCACCACCACCACCACCGCCTGCAACAACAAGAGTCTCAATAGAAACAAACTCAATTGGGGTAGCAGAGTTTGAAGCAGATGATTCTGGAGAATCTCCATTTTCATTAGTTGTTTTAACCTTAAAAGTATAAGAACTTCCTGCTGTAAGTTTTGTTGCACCAGTAAATGTATATGATGTAGATGATGTTGTTGCAGCAGTTCTTGATGTTTGTGCAGTAGTTCCATTAAGATATGGAGTAATGGTAATAGCAGTAAGGTTTTTACCACCATTGCTGTTGAGTGTCCAAGTAACCGTAACAGAGTTCTCACTTGTTGATGCTGTTGCAGTTCCGATAGTTGGTGCTTGTGGTCTTGTTGAAGGTGTTACCGCAGCAGCATTTGGAGTATTTACGGTAGTACCAAAATTGTTCTGTGCATTACCATAAACTGTATAAGAAGTTCCAGGAGTAAGACCAGTTAAAGTTACGGTTGTAGATGAACTACTTGCACTAAATCCGCCAGCAGTTGTAAAGACATTATATTGCGATGGAGTTCCACCGCCAGTACCTGCTTGCATAACTACTGTAAGTTTTCCAGCAGTTGATGTATAGGCATCACCAGTAGAAGCATCTGTTACGGAAACAATCTGCGGAGTAGACGGTGGAGCAGATACTGCAACCCATGTAGTTCCATTGTAAATTTCAAGAATTTCTAATTGTCCATTGTAATAAGTATCACCAATAACTGGATTAGATGGACGGCTTGCGGTGTTACCTGACGGTATACCGCCCTTAAAAGGATATTGCTGAATAGCCATTAGTTAATCTCCACTCCGCTAATATGGAATGTGACTGCGGTTGTTGACGCATAACCAGTAATTGTCTTAGCTGGGTCGGAAGCTGGAATAACTTGCTTCATATCAAACCCAACAATAGAGTTAGCATCAAGTTTAATTGTCGGCACGATGGCGATGCCATCAATTGCAATAGTTGCACTAGATGCTGAAGTTGCAGCATTGGCAATAACAATATTTGTTACTACCGCCAATGTGCTCGTATTAGGAGCAGTGTAGAGAGTTGTACTGGAAGTTGCTGCTGCAGTTCTTGCCAGTACCTTAGTTGTCGTAGCCATTAGTTACTACCTTTCTTAGTACGCACCCATGATGTTCATGAGTGTTATATCTACTTCTTTGGAGTTTGCATCAAGGGATGCGTATGTTGCTGTTACAAGTTTAGTAAGACCATTGATTGTTGTTACGGTCGTACCAGAAGCTATAAGTGTTGAGCCAAGTGTTGGTGCTGAATATGCGCTAGCTGAGTTGATTGCTGCCCAAGCAGAACCAGTCCATACTGACATTTCGCCAGTGCTTGAGTTAAAGTAAAGAGCACCAGTAAGTAGTGCGTTTCCATCATTGTCTAATGTTGGAGGTGTTGTCTTAGACCCAAGGTATCTGTCATCAAATTGGTCATATACTGTTGCTGCACTAGAGGCAGAAGTAGCTGCAGAACTTGCTGAGGTAGCAGCCGAAGACGCAGAGGTTGCTGCAGATGAGGCTGATGTCGCTGCATTGGCTGCAGATGTAGTTGCAGTTGCTGCAGAATTGGATGCAGTCGTAGCGCTGTTAGCAGCCGATGTAGCACTTGTTGCAGCAGCAGTTGCGCTTGCAGCAGCGCTTGTAGCGCTGGTTGCTGCAGAGGTCTGTGATGTTAAAGCACTAGATGCAGATGTAGAAGCCGATGATGCAGATGTAGCAGCAGCGGTAGCCGAAGCAGCAGCAGCGGTTTCACTTGATGCTGCTGCGGTTGCATACCCTGCAATTGAGGCAACAGATGCTGCAGCTGTGGTAGCGCTATTTGCTGCACTGGTAGCACTTGTTGCTGCAGATGTCGCCGATGTCGCTGCTGAGGTTTGGCTAGTTAACGCACTTGCTGCGCTAGTCGCTGCTGCGGTTGCAGATGCTGCTGCTGAAGTTGCAGAGGTAGCTGCTTGTGTAGCAGATGCTGCAGCGCTAGTGGCGCTAGTTGCAGCAGAAGTTTGAGATGTTAAAGCGCTTGATGCTGATGTAGCAGCAGAAGTTGCAGACGTGGCTGCAGCGGATGCTGAGTTAGATGCCGATGTTGCAAGAGATGCAATTGTTGCTACAGAATTTGCTGCAGATGTTGCGGAGGTAGCAGCACTAGATGCAGACAATGCAGCTGAAGTTGCGGAAGTAGCTGCAGCTGCAACTTGTGCATCTGCAAAATCTTTACGTACAGCATCAGATGCTGCTGTTGGTGTAGCAAGATTTGTAATCTTGAATCCACCTGCAGATAAATCATTACCAAGAGTTCCGCTGGTAATTGTATTACCAGATAAAGTTCCGCCAGAGATTGTGGCAGTAGAGGTAAATGTTCCAGAGATGGTAGCGCCTTGAATTACAGGAGATGATGTAAATGTCTTAACTCCAGTAAATGTTTGCGCTCCACCTGTGCCGACTACGTTTCCAGTAACACCATGTGCTGTAGTAGCGTCTTCATGAGAGCGAGAATCTGAAAAATCACGAGCTGAAACACCGTGCTCAACTGATGCTCCAACCGAGTGTGACTTAGAAGTCGAACCATCAATACCGCGGGTTACCGTGAAGGCAGTACCAACCTTACCAGTTACCTCGACAATTTCTTCGTTAGCGGTATCCTTTTCAATAATAAGTGTGAATGGGTACTGCGAAGGCAGACCTGTAGCAGCAGCCAGCGAGAAGCTGGTGCTGGTAGTGCTGGAGTCAACAGCGCTAGAGAGTGTTGTCTTAGCAGCAGTTGAGCTGTAATAACGTGAGATTGCCATTTATTACCTCGTATACTGTATGGTGTTTAGGAAGTTTGCTTGCTGCTTTGCAATTTCTTCGGATAGACGTACTGTGTACAACTGGAAGATATACTTGGCAGCATTGGTAGATGCTCCAGCTTGAACTGGTTGGTCGAGAGCATCGGCAGATACCGATACAGCGCTGACCTTTCCAGGGTCTACTGTTGACAGTAGGCGATACATAGCGCCAAGACGTACAACGTCTTCGCATGATGCAGGTAATCCAGACACGGTTAGTTCCTGGTTATCTGTGATGGTTGTTGGAAACTTTGTGTATTGAACATTGACTGTACGACCAGGCATAGGTGATTCATTGAGAATCAAAGCCTGCTTAATGCTTGATGTTGTGTCATCATAGTAATTCTTATCTACGCGATACCGCTTGATTAGTTGCCACACGCCAGTTGAATCTGGAACATCCCATGATATACCAACAATATCTTCTAAAGCATCTGGCATGATGTATGAATAATCAGAACCGTTAAATGTAAATGTGTAGTTTGTGATGCAAGGGAAGTTCATTCCCTTAATTGTTTCTAGGATAGCCCGCTTAACCTGAGTCCGCGGGAAAATTGGATTGTTGCGTACTACTGAACCAGATACATGACTTGTTGCTGTTGTGCCACGCCAGCCACGTCCTACTGGATTGCCTTCAGTACCAAGAACCTGAATAGTACCGCTGGATGCAATTGCCTTCTTAGCATAAAGCAATTCATCGTCGATTTCGACGATACCTTTACTTAAAGAGCTGACATCATCTACGGAAATGGTGACAGCGCTTGATGAAATCTGGCTGGTAATAATTGTGACCGATTCCTGGTTCTTGACATAGGAATTGATTTCAGCAATAGTCTGCTCGGTCAGTTGGTTTAGCGTTGCCATTATGCTTTCGCTGCCCTTCCGATAGTGTCAGATACTCTGACTGCTTTTTGTATATCTTTCATCTTGGTCGAAGCAGGCTGGATGCCCAGCTTGCGAGCATCGCGATAAGCGCTTAGCTCTCTGTCTGTATTCTTGATATCTGCAGCCACACGTTCATTACTAAAATTCAAATTAGCTGCACGTAAACATTCCCCCCAAGACTCATGGTCTTGAGTTGGACATCCAGTCCTACACTTCGACAATGTACTCACCGTACCCAGCAGCAGTTAACTCTGCTGCTTCTGCATCAGTTATTGGATTGTCGTAACCTCCACGGAGCACCTTGTCATAGGTGGCAAGAGTGCTGTCTTGTGGCGAAACTATGGTTGACCAAGTTCCATTCTTTTTGACAACAGTCTTTCCCCATGGATATGAAACGAACCAAAGGTCGTTCTCTCTACCAAGTTTTATAGTCATGGTAGGTCCACGGAAAATCTTTGCCATTTGGTTACATCATTCCCATCGAGCCACCGCCACCTTTTAGCTTTGGCTTCTTAGGTGCGGAGAAATTAGGGATAACGCTCTTACGTAGACGAGCTTCAGCTCCTTGTCCACGCGCTGCAGATGCACGGCGTTCACCGTACATACGCTTGATTGCTTCTTGGTATTCAGCATTGGTGGATGACTGAGCCTTCTTTAAGGACTTAGTCATTCCTCTAGCTTTGATTTTATCAATTGTTGCTTGAGAAACCTTAATTGCTGGCTTCTTCTTTGCTTTTGGTTTTGGTTTTGGAGCGTATGGCATGTTTACCACTTTTCCTTATCTGCCCAGTATGCTGCGCTTAGTTTTCCTTTTGCTATATTTTTTGCATGACGAGCCTTAAAGCTCTTGCGTTTCTTTGTCATAGCAGCCGACTCACCAGGCTTAGGTGCTCCTGCTGTTCTTGCGCCTTGCTCGCCAAATCTAATTGTCTTTACTGTCGAACCAACCTTTGCCACTACCACGTGTGATTTCTTAGGATGGTCTGGAGTGCGCTTGGGTTTATTAAACCCCGATACGCCCGCCCTCTTTATTCTTGGGTCCATTCTTTTTATACTCCCCGACTTTTCCTAGTACCGATTGGATTCGTCCATCTTTGCGAAGACGGACAACCTGTCCGTCTTTTATCTGTATCGGATTAAAGCCATGATGTGGCTTGTATTGACCCGATGACATTACTTCTTCTTTACTTTAGGGCGCTTGACTTTTGGCTTGCCAGCAGCTCTAGCCTCGCTTAGAGCGATTGCTATAGCCTGCTTCCTAGAGGTTACCTTTGGTCCCCTTTTGCTACCTGAGTGCAAAGTTCCACGCTTGAACTCGCCCATAACTTTTTCAACTTTTGCCTTTTTCATATCAGCACTTGCACTTTGCTTTGCCACACTTCTTGCACTTCTTAGCCATTATTCCTCTCCTTTTTCCATGAACTCTGGTTCATCTAATTCCCAATCAGGAAGGTGGCGAACCATAAGTTCCCACGCTTCACCTTCTGTAAATCCTGCCGAAGCAAACGAGTTGTATAACTCATGTGCCTGTATTGCATACTCTTGCAATGGCGTGAAGAAATCTAACGGTAACTCTTCAGCCTTTTTCTTCTTAGCCATTTATCTCCCTACATGAAGAGGGGCGGTTTCCCGCCCCTCTCACTAAGTAAACTACGCAGATGCGATGCTTGACTTTGTCTGAATGACGTAGCGGGCTTCCTTGCGGTAGATGTTCCAACCAACAAGAGCCTTCCAGCCAGCAGGACGGAAGCGCATCAACTTATCTGTAACAGGACCGATAACGGTCTTTGGCTCGTAAGAAACAGCCTCAACAAGAGCCTGCTTTCCGAGAAGAACTGTTGCGTATACCTTTGAAGTACCAGAACCAGAGATGGATTCTGCACGTGGGGTTTCGATATAACGAACCTGGTCGAAGATACCGATTTCACCGTTCCAGAGGTTAGCTACGCCAGCCTCGGTGTAGGTGTGTGGGAGCTGCCAAGACACGTTTCCACTTGTAGCTGCTTCAGAACGAAGGTCGAACGAAACATCTGGGTGGATAAGCGCTGTATAGAAGCCACCGTCACGTGGTTGTACAGATGCACCGCGAAGCTTTGCAACACCCTTACGTGCAAGAGCAGAAGAGATGTATGGAGCAGTGGTGCTTGAGGATACGTTTTCACCGTTGATGGTTGATTCATCAGCGGAAGTAGTTCCTGTGTAACGCATTGTTGCAAGAGATGTAAGCTTGTTCCATACAATTGCATCGAGTGAATCGCGCATATTGAATGACAACATATCAGCAACAGCTGGGTCAATCGCTGAGATTGACTCAAGAGCCAAACGCTCTGTAGTGATTACGGCGTTACCGTATTCATCTACAACAACATTGACCTTGTCAGT